GTGCTTATGTTAGCCCATCGGGCAAACACTATTGCCAAAAGTTTCAACGCGATATACGTTATCATCCTTTTAAGGGAGAAAATGCACAGTGGACTGATGCACTCTTAGAAGACAGATTTCGTAAAGAATTAAAATTCCATGCTAGGGCAAAAGAATCAATGCCTGTGTTAGAAATGGTAGATGTAGATGAAGCATCGAGAACTATAGTTTATCGTTGGCCTGGTGATGACTTTCTTATGCAAGGAATACATGCAGGCAGTTACGAAGCAGTATTACCTAATTGGAAAGAACAGTGGATAGCACGTATTAAAGAAATGCGTCTAGCAAACATTGTTAAATTAAGTTTGCATCCAAACAGTTGGACAGTAAGCAACGGATCACTAGTACCATTGAATTGGTTTTATTGTTACGATGCTGACGTAGGGTACGATAGTTTTGCCAATATGAACATACAAATTAGCAGTGGACGTAGAGAAAATTTGTATCCTATATTAGAAAAATATAACATAGATTTTAATACAGATTACCCTGCTACACAGTTACAAATAATTGCTTTTAATAGTTTTCGTAAAAATTATCCAAACGACCTAATAGATAGGATCTTAGAAGAAACAAAATGACTATAGCATGTATGCCCATTGACATTGATGTATCGTTGCCTAATGAACAGAATATTTTAGACTACGTTCAGGAATATCAATTTCCGTCGATGTTGCATTTACCAAGTCCACGATTTGACCCGTGGACCGTATCTCCTATTCTAGGGCGCATGCCTAGTAAAGATTGGAATGATCCTATTAAGATTCGTAATTTGATCTTCAATAGACAAAATCCTAATTACGGAGGTAAAGTTGAATACGCCAACGGCTTTGATATATTATTTCCTGAAGTTGTTGATATGATTAAACAAATACCTATTCTTAATCCTATTTGTATCTTCATGAAACAGAATGCACTATCAACTTCTCACGTAGACACACATGGAGAAAATGACGTTAAAAGTATTCCTAACTTATGGGGACTAAACACTGAACCTAGACGATATAATATTCAAATGACAAAGTTTGATTATCAAAGTTTTTTTGTTAGTAAGACTAGAGAAAGCGAACGTATTCCTTATACACATATTAGTAAAGAATTGCCTGCTTATCTGTTTTGTGAAGATCATTATTTTCATGGAGCAGAATTCTGTGGAGAAGATAAAGTAAGTTTATGTTTCTTAGGAACACCCGATTGGCCTAGGCATAATGCACTAATTAAAAAATCGTTAGAAAAGCATAGAGACAAAGCAATTATATTTGAGGATGACAATGGCTTTTTACACAACTGATTTGATCGAAATTCAAATTGAAAACAGTAGCATATGTAATGCTGCCTGTCCTCAATGTATTAGGGAGTTCAAAGAACCGACCAAAGACTGGATAAACGAAACATATCTAGACGTATCGTTTTTTGAAAACATCCCAGATGAAGTTTATCAAAAATTAAAAATATTTTATTTTACTGGCAATATCGGAGATCCGTGTACTGCTCCTAATTTTTTAGAAGTATGTAAATTTGTTAGGGAAAAGAATCCTGACATGTATATTAAAATTAGTACTAACGGAGGAATGAAGAGTCCTGATTTCTGGTCTCAGTTAGGCACTATACTTGGCCCAAAGTCTGAAGTAGTATTTGCTATTGACGGCCTAGAAGATACTAATCACATATACAGAGTTAATGTAAAGTGGGACAAAGTAATGGCCAATGCTAAGGCATTTATTGCCGCAGGCGGACAAGCATTTTGGCAGTTTATTGCTTTCAAACATAATCAACATCAAGTAGAGCAAGCAAGAACACTAGCAACTGAAATGGGGTTTTCCAAGTTCATGATGAAACCTAGTCATAGATTTGCTCTAGACGCAGTGCTTGGTGCAGAACGATTTAATAGATCTGATACAAAGATCGAACCTCCAGATGATGCGGCATTAACACATATAGTAGTAATTGACAGAACTGCTAAAAATCTTAAAGAGTTGAGAGAACAATCAAACACATCTTGTATCGATTGCCATGTAAAAAACACTTATCAAAGTGTATATATTGACCATCAAGGTAGATTATGGCCGTGTTGTTATCTTGCCGCTGGATTATATGTAACTGACGGATTACCAACACACGACGGGTGGTTAAATTTGTGGCGTACATATGGTGACGATAAAATTAATCTTAAAAATCACAAGTGGTCCGACATCCTGAGCGGAGGCTTTTTTAGTGCTATAGAAGATAGTTGGTCAAAAGATTACAGCAGTGGTCGTATTATTACTTGTGCAATTACTTGTTCAAAGTTTCAAAGTCGTGTGAATATTCCTGCTGAAATGAATAGAATTATTGAGAACGCATAGTGTATAACGATGATTATAGTCCAACAGCATACGACAACTTTGTCTTATATGAAAAGATATTTGACAAACCGTGTGTTACACTAGTGGACGGTACACAAATATTTGATGAAGACAGTGCTTACTATTTTCATTTTTATCGTTGGGCTATATTGCCTACATGGGTTGGCACTGAAACTACCCCGCACATGATATTTGGTTCTAAGGGTTATATACCTCAACTAGAAAATAAAATTTACGATGCAGATACTGTAGAATATCTAAACCATCACGGACTTAATATCTACTTGTATGAAACACTAACATTTACAACACAGTTAGTAGACAGACCTAATTTTAAAATTAAAAAGACTAGTAATCTAATAGATACGATTATATCAGCATATGGTAATTCTATGACATTTGAGTGCCATCAAGACAACAATAACTTGTTGTTATGCTACGAATTAGAATCTATTAATCAATTTGCCAAGCAGAATAATCTTAAAAATGTTAAGGTGCATACTTGTCATTACAATATAAGTTTTATCAATAGTAAGTATCCTAACATACAATTATTGTGCAAAGATTTACATTTAGCCTCTATGGTAAATTACCCGCAGGAGGAAGTATATCCTTTTCAACTAATAGAGCCAACTGATTTAATAGAAACTAAGTTTATCTCTCCTAATTGGCGTTATCATAGTACTAGACATATACTAATGACTTATCTAATAGACAAGCCTGGGATATATTCTTGGTATTATAACGGATCACTAGATAAGTTAAAAAGTAACTTATGGTTTGATTTATCCAAATCAAAATTAGAATCTGTAGTTGCACACGGACTGCCATTATTAAACCAGTCTACACCTTTAGAAATAAACCGCTGTCAAGGAATTAATACAATTGATGGTCAGATAGATTATCTAAAATATCCAGGCGGCACACAAGGTAGCCCTAGCGATTATAGAATGGATGACGCATACTTAAAAAGTTTTTGTGCAGTAATAACTGAAAGTTTCTTTGCTATGCCTACTGGTATAGTTAGTGAAAAAGTTCTTAATGCTATTAAATTAGGAAGACCATTTGTATTAGTTGCTCCTCCTAACACATTAGAGTATATGCACAAACTAGGGTTTCAAACATTTGAGAGATATTGGGACGAATCTTATGACGCTGAGCCTAATCATGAACTTAGGCTATTGAAAATTTTTGAAGTATTAGATTATATTAACTCTATGAGTATAGATGAACTTAAAGTATGGTATGCTAATATGAAAGATACTTTAGAACATAATGCAGAAGTAATTAAAAATCTAACTGCATCGGGTAATATATTATGACAATGTGTCCTTTTCCTTTTAGAGGCGTAATGGTTAAAACTGATGGACAGTTAGTTACCTGTTGCTACGGGGAAAGTATACAAGGACTAAACAGATCTACACATACTATTGAACAAGCATTTAACAGTCCAGAGTTTCAACAAATAAGATTCAATCTTATTAACGGAGTAAAAGATAATCATTGTAAGAAATGTTGGGAATTAGAAGAACAGGGTGTGGAAAGTCTCAGACAACAAGAACTAAGAACAGAAGAATTTGATGCGGATGTATATGTTAATCCTAGGTTAGAATATCTCTTTCTAAGTCTCAGCAATCAATGTAATTTAAAATGTAGAACTTGCAGTCCTAGTGATAGTAGTTTTTGGATTAAAGAGTTTGAACAGCGTACCGGCATTAAAAAAACAGTGTACTTAGAACCCGACGATAGTATATTCTTTTCTAGTTTTAAACAAGACACCCTACCGCATTTAAAAGAAATCGCATTTACTGGCGGCGAACCTTTAATGATGAAAAGTGTACATCGCATTTTAGAAACACTTGATTCTAATGTTAGCCTAACTTTTTACACCAACGGTACATTTTATAATCCCACTATATTAGAAAAGTTTAAAGACGTTGACATCGCAGTAAGCATTGACGGAATAGATCAGCGATTTGAATATATGCGTCATCCTGCAAAATGGTATGAAGTTGTCAATAACCTTAAATTAATGAGCAGTAATTTAAAAGCCATTACCTGTACAGTTAGTGCTTATAATGTGTGGTATATAGACGAAGTTGCAGACTTTGCCGCTAGTCTCGGCGTAGACTTTATGGCACATATTTTATTTGAGCCAAATAATTTATCAGTGTTGTCCCTGCCGTATGAAATAAGATTAGAAGTTGCGGATAAATTATCTAAACACAAAAACAGTCAGATTCAAAAAATTGTAGAATATTTAAAAACTGAAGCCGATGATAATTGGGAAAGTTTTGTAAAAGATGTTCAGCAAGGTGATAATATTAGAAATGAAAGTTACAAAGAAGTATTTTCAGAATTTTATAATATATTAGAACGCTATGGAAAAGCAATTTAAAGAACGCGACGACTACTACTTTGCAGTAGTTTATGAAAATTTATTTCCTACAAGAGTGGGCAGTAAAAAGTTATTGTTAGAAAACGGCACAACTTTTAATGAAACCGATTTTAGTAATTCTTATACATTCTTTGATTACTATAATGATTATTATCTAGACACCAGTTTAGACAACGATAAAACTCCGCACCTTTTATACACAGGTATGGGATCTATTCTACAATTAGAAACTTTAACTTATGAAGAAGATATAATAGAATATCTAAACATTCATGGATTGAACATTTATCTATACGAAACAACAGTAGTTGATTTAAAACCAACGAAAAAGTTCTATGTAACACGTAATCAAGAATACAGTGCTGACTATATTAATTTTAGATTTGAAACAAACCAAGACTTTTATGTTTTTGAATTTGAAAGTATTGAGGAGTTTGTTAGAAGAAATTCCCTAACCAATGTTACTGTGTTTACCTGCGAAGGCAATACTAGTCGAGTATCTAAGCAGTACAGTTTTAAAATTAAAAGTAAAGAAGTATTCTTGGTGTCGTTGTTAAAAGAAACCAGCGAAGAAATTAATGGCTACGAAATAAGTAAGGATCTTGTAAGTAGATTTGATCCTAGCACAATTACACACAAGTTCTGGTCGGGCAATTGGAGATATGATGTACACAGACATGTTATTTGTTCTTATCTAGTCAACAAGTCGAGTAAACTGTCTTGGTACTATAATTCTTCTTTAGAAGAAGTTCAACAGTTCTTTTGGTTTGACATTAGCAAGTGGAACAACGACGTTGTCCTAAAAGGCGATAAAACGCTTTGCAAAAATGCTCCTTACGTCCTAGACATTACTGCACCTGCAACTAAAGTAAATTTACAACAGTTGTGGACTATACCCACAGAAGAATTTTTCTGTCCAGGTAGTTCAACAACACCGTTAGAAAGTTATTTGACCTCATTCTGTGCAGTAGTGACTGAAAGCAACTTTGCACATCCGTTTCCTATGTTCAGTGAAAAGACAATAAATGCTATCAAAGCAGGACGTCCTTTTATTGTTGCTAGTAGTGCAGGTACATTAGAATATCTACGGCAACACGGCTTTAAAACGTTCAGCGAATTCTGGGATGAAAGTTATGACTTGGAAGAAAACCACGAACGCAGACTACAAATGATTTTACAAGTAATTGACTACATCGACGGTATGACTGTAGAACAACTCCAAGAATTTTACTCAAAAATAAAACCGACGATTGAGTATAATTTTCGCCGGCTTATGGAAATTAAAAACGAAGATTTAAGTTTTTAAACCGCCATCTCTGCTTTGATTGCAGGATGCGGATCATATCTTTCTAGTATAAAATCTTCCAACATATATTCATTCCATTTCTTGTTTACAGTCATAAACAATGTAGGAAGTACTCGTTCTTCTCTTGATAGTTGTTCTTTAACAGCATCAACGTGATTAGTGTATATATGACAGTCCCCGCCAGTCCAAACAAAGTCTCCTACCTTTAATCCGCACTCGCGAGCGATAATGTGTGTAAGCAATGAATAACTAGCAATGTTAAAAGGTACTCCTAAAAACATATCGCAACTACGCTGATATAGTTGACAACTTAGGTAGCCATCTGTAACATCAAATTGACTTAGAACATGACATGGTGGCAATGCCATTTGATCAAGTTCTGCAGGATTCCATGCACTTAGGATGTGTCTACGTCCGCTAGGATCTTTCTTTATACCGTCGATTAACTGTTGTAGTTGATCTACGCCGCCAAAATCTCTCCACTGCACTCCATATACACGACCTAAGTCACCTTGATATTTTGCCTTAGATTTCCAGTAGTCTGCTTCTGCGTTAGCAGTCCAAATAGTTTTCTTTTCAGAGTCTCTAGTGCCATGTAGAATTTCCGCAAGTCTGCGTTCGTCTCCACTTCCTTCTAGAAACCACAGTAGTTCCGATACTACAGACTTCCATGCTAATCGCTTAGTAGTGATAGCAGGAAAGCCTGTACGGAGATCGAAGCGCATTTGATGACCAAATACGCTTATAGTGCCTACACCAGTTCGATCAGTCTTCTGTTTTCCGTTTTCTAGTATGTGTTCTAGTGCTTGATGATATTGTTTCATTATTATATTCTTCTACAATACACGAACCAAGATTTATAGTGTTTACTAAAGTCATGCCTTGTAAAAACTCGTCTATATTGATATATGTGTCGTGAATAAATTCGCCTTTAATTCTTGTAACAAACACTTTTTCTAAAACAGGTTTGCTTTGTAGTAGTAAATTTGGACCACCAATAACAAATATTTTTTTCTTTTTATGATGATGTTTTAAAGCCTTGAGTGCTTCGCATACATCTCCTCTTACTTGTTCTACAGTTTCAGAGTCAAAAAAATTGTTAGTGAATATTACATTGAATCTTCCAGGCAACGGTTTTGGCATATCAGGACTATCCCAAGTTTTACGTCCCATAACTACAATTTCATTTTGTGTCTGGGTCTTAAACCATGTCATATCATCTTTATTATGAGGCCAAGATAACTGTCCCTTGAACCCCATTCCGCCGATATCGTCTACTGCAAACAATGCTGTTATCATTCGTTTTTCTTAGGTCGTTTTTTTTTAAGAAAGCGAGTTGTTTCTTTAATAACATCCTTCTTAACCTTTTCAACGTCTAATCGGAAATCGATGTGTTCAATTTCGTCTTCGTAGTTTGATAAGAGTTCTCTCAAATGTTCTTCAAGATTATCTACGCCATGTGCTCGTGCTTGTCCAGCAATATTAACATCCCATATTTTTCCACCCTTAAAGATGATTCTTAATGAATGTAAATATGCTAACGGCACTGCCTCAACATTAATTTCTCCAAAGATCTCAGGCCATTGGTCTATGACATCTTTGGGAAAAGGTTTTCCTTTACTCACTCTTCTTTAACAGTTGCCTTCTTTTTAGAAGGTGCAAGTTCTTCTGCTTGAGCACGTAATTTAGAGGCTTCTTTATACATAGCATCTGCTTGACTACGAAGTTGTCTTGCAATGTCTGCATCGCTAAGAGGTTCCTTTGATTCGGCCACAGGCGCTTTAACTTCGAAAGGCTCTGCTTTACTAGCAGGAACTTCATTAACAGTTCCAATAGTTTTACTTTCAAAACCATTACCTAGTGCAAGGTCGTTTACACTGATTCCTTTTTGCTCTGCAATGATCTGGTTAAGTTGCGCCAAATCGATCGATGCTTGAATGTTAGGAATCATTTCAACTTCTGAAGTTTTAACCTTTGTTAATTTGCCAGTGAAGTGCAAATGGTTAAGCATGACTCTGCCATCTGGAAAATGTGATCTTCCTAGCACTTCTGCAAATTCATAGGCGCTTTGTCCTGCATTTCCTTCGACTAATTTAATTAGTGAATCGTGTTGTTCAGGAGTTAAACTTTCTGTAAAAATTACAAGTGCAGAATCGCTTTCTCCAGGCAGTGTTCTATATGCAACTACTACCTTTCTACCGGTAGATTTCATTCTACCAATATGCTTAATATCAGCCATTTGTCTTACTCCCTTGTTTACTTACAGCATCTAAAAATCCTGCAAGTTTGTTATATACTGTACCAACTGCCTGCATTTCGTTAGGCTTGAACGCACCACGTTGTGCTGAAACATCGATGATGTTTTTAATAGCACTTAGATCCTGTACAGTTAGATCATAATTTTGTTCAGTTGCTTGTGCTTCTTGAGCGGGTGCGTCTGTTGCTGGTGTTTCTAATTTTTGTTCTTCGGCCATGATATTACTCCTTCTGATGTATAGGCACAACTATATATCAGACTAAACCGAAGAATATTTTAAATGTGGACAAGCAATTAAGAAGAAACTGGCTTCTTTGGGTTCTTCGAAGCCAATTCTGAGTTTAGTAACAAATTGATTGTTTTCTAAAACTAAACTTTCGCCTATATAAAATCTATTTTTAAGATTCAAGTTAATCCACTCGTGTATATTTTTCTGAGTATTGAATTTCAAATCCATATACAGATAATGAAAGTGCAACGGAGGATCTCGCAGTTCCCTGCAATCCAGAACATTGAGTGGATTAACTTTATCTACTAAACTCATTTTTGGCTTGGAGGTTCGTAGTAAGCATGAGTTCCAAACGGAGGAACAATGGTATCGTTACCGTGGATGATAAAGATAGTATCGCAGTAGTCTTCATCACCCCACGAGTCCCAAGGATAACCGTCTGTAAACATGATAAACTTCTTAGGGTTAATATCGTGTTCTTTCATGTAATCCCAGTTACAGGTAAAGTCAGTACCACCACCGCCCATGATTTCGTACTCAGCGATTTCTTCTGCGGTGTAACTGTTAAAATCTTGTTCGTTATAGACCCGAGTATCGAAACACCAAATTTTAATGTTGAACTCTTTGAACTCTTCCATAATACCTTTAACTTCGCCGAGGAAGTCTGAACCCATTGCATCAGTGATAGATCCTGACATGTCTAAAGATACACAGATATCAATGCTAGTATCAAAGTTACAACCAGGCAAAATTGCACCAGACATTTGACCTTTGCGACTAGGACGTGAGAATGAGAAGTCATTTTTAACAGTGCTTTGAATTTGCTGACGCAACAGTTCGCGCCAGTTCATCTTAGGCTCTGTCATTTCTTTGATCATACGAGCAATCTCACCAGGCACATTACCTGCACCTGCGGCCTGTGCGGCTTGGATCATTGCTTCTTTGATCTCATCACGAATTTTTTTCAATTCTTCTTGACTATGCTTCGGCTGTCCGTCTTTGCCGTCACCTTCGCCATCCAAATGCTGATCCAGCATCTCGCCTAACTGCTTGAGTTGTTCTTCGTCGTACTTGTTGTAGATTTCGTCGTAGACTTGTTCAGCACTCCATCCATCATACTTACGGTCATGGAAGAATTTAACAGGAGGGTCATCGCCGATACGTTCACGTTTCAATAATCCGTTAACACAATAGTCAGCGGCAATATTCCAAATTTGACGGTCACGACCTTCCACACGCATCATGTGATCAAACACACAATGCAAAATTTCGTGAGCAACCACGAACTCTACTTGTCGAGGAGTCATCTTTTCAAAGAACTCTCGATTGTAATAAAAATTACGGAAGTCAGTTGCGGCAGTGGGCAACCAATCGCTGGCATCGACAAGTTTCATACGAGTTGCCATATTACCAAAAAATGGATGACGCAACAATAAGCCAACTCGGGCTACTACAATTTTATCGACAATGGGATCTAGATAACTCATAAATGCTCCTGTTTACAATGTATATATTATACTGTCTTTTGACTACTTAGTCAAGAAAAAAGGTGCATTTCTGCACCCTTTCTCTTTTGGATTAACGGCCTTTGTCTTGTGCCGCCGCAATGTACTTGCCATACTTGTCGTGGAACTCGTCGAAGCAGTCGATCTCATCCGGATCCAACGGCAGTTGATATTGGGTAAGAGCAACCTTAGTACCCATAACCACCAACTCAGTTTCAAAATTATCCATCATGAAACGGAAGAAATGGTTGACCATATCGTTGAACTTTTTATCGTTCTTATCAGCCGCATCTTTCAATTCATAGCACAAAGATACAGTCAAAGAATACATAGCCGAAATTTCTTTCGAATCCATTTTCTTAACCTTACCTGCCAAAATGTCTTCGGGCTTAGGCATCTTACTTGCAATCTTGCGATGAGCCATAAACTTAATAGCCAAACCTTCGCCAACAGCACCACTGACAAGATCCATCATTGTAGTGTCATCAGTGTCGTCTTCTTCCAACAACTCGCTGACAAAACTCCATGAACGAGGAGTAGCAAAACTACGGCTTGCTGACTTTGGATCAAAGTCGTACAAGTCTTTCTTGGCAAAAGTGCAGTAACCAACTACGTCTTTATGAATACGGTTGTTAGTAGCCCACTGACTCCAGTCATCGAAGTCTACACGCATTTCCAAATGTAGGAAACGGTTTGCCAACGGAGCAGGCATACGATAAGTAACACCCTTGTCTGCTTCACGGTTACCAGCGGCAACGATAAGAACGTTGTCTGGAAGTTTGTACTGTCCAACACGACGATTCAAAATCAACTGATAGGCCGCGGCCTGTACGCTAGGAGCCGCAGAGTTCATTTCGTCAAGGAACAAAATTACATGCGGATGTTTGCTAGCCAATTCTTGGTCAGGAAGTTCGCTCGGACTACCCCAAACCATTTTGTTCTGATTAGGATCAAAATAAGGAATACCTTTAATATCTGTAGGTTCCCAAAGACTCAAACGAATATCGATTACATGGGCAGACATCTCGCCACCGATCTGGTGAATGATATCAGACTTACCAATACCTGGGGGACCCCACAGGAAGATTGGACGCTTCTTTTTAAACGCTTTTCGAATTGCGTTCTTAGCGCCGTTTGGGCTAACTTGCCGATTAATAATTTCTACTTTTGCCATTGAATGCTCCTGTTAGGGTGTTAAAACTGTTTCGCAGTACCACTATTATATGGCAAAACGGCGTCAATGTCAACTGTTTTTAGGAGATTTGGGCAGACTTTTTTCGTGTCATGGCTTTGTTTAAGCCGTATTGGCGAACATCGCCCGAAAATAGATGTAGTTCAAATGCTTTTCGCTCTGCCAAAACTGTAATAGTTTCGGGAGTAAGGAAGTATGGACAGTCAATAAACTTGTCCAAAAAAAGAATAACTTGAGGTTTCAAATCCAAACTTGCAGGAAATGGTACTTCGTAAACTTTAAGATCCAAATTTGTCTTTAGAAAATCAAAACCATCTTCTGTTAATCGTAAACCGCCCTCTTCTTTTTTACGATTATTCATAAACCATTTTCTAGAATACGTTAAGATATTTTCTTCAGTCAATGCTAGATTGCCTGCTTTCAAAAAAATCTTAGTATAGGTTTCCTGATTCATTAAATTTCTTCGCCATGCGTTAACTTAACAACTTTAAATTCTGTTGAATCAAATAATGAGTTTAGTTTTTTGGCCAAATTAAGTGCGTGACCAGGGTTTGAAAAACTAACTTTTTTATACTTGCTACCAGCATAGCCGCCTAGGCTATCTTGACTTTTCAAGTTAAAAGGCTGTCCTTTATAAAAGACAGCCCAAATGGCCTCGGCTTCGAGGATTTGATTACTTTTAAAAGTGTTTTTGTTTATGTTTTCTAAAATTATTTTAGGTCTAGGTCTGCTCATAGTATGCGTATCCAAATTATGTACGCATATATTTATTACTTTTCGTCCCAATTTCCCCCGTCCATTTTTACTTGGACTTCTGGCTCTACACGTTGCACAGACTGTATTAGACCTTCGTAATTGCCTGCTAACCTAGTCATAACTAGGGATAATGTATGACTAAGTGTCTTTGCAGTGGCTATATCTAAACGTATTTCTTTTTGATTGCCAAGATCTGCTCCTCGAACTTGATTGATAAAAGTTTGTAATGCTATGGTGTTTATATTATCTTTTTGCATTAGACAGCCTTTGTTTCATCTCAATGTCTGTTTTGAAAGGACCTTCATAAGGATATCTTTCGATGGTAATTAGTTTAGGACAAAAACTTTTAACCCACCCTTTTTCAAATTTAATAATGTAATAGCCGGCGCAATATACGCTTTTACTTTTTTCACTTTTAGTAAACAGTGGCAAATTCTTCCTTACATCGAACATTGGATTATGCGGAGTTGAACTTGTAGAGTATCCATGTACTTCTGTGTCGACGTCTTTGTCTGCTGAAAAAGATCTTGAGATAAAAAAATCTTTGCCGAACGTTTCAAACAATTTCTTTTTATTATCAAAAGTTGCAACTTTGTCTTTGCTACTGAACACATATTTCTTTTGTTCAGTAACTTTTAAAATGCCAACTTTATTTCCTTGGTCTTCTACGATCCAAAACTTTCCGTCTATCACGGGTTTAGCATGTAATTCAGTCATTGATGATACCTCGCATTAAGTGGTTCTGCATATTGCTGTGCTTGATCTGAAATCTTTTTCAAATCGTATAATTGACAAAATTTTAAAAGTCTGATTCCAACTTGGCTGACATTCTTTTCTTTGTCAATATTGTCTTTAATAGTACTAACAATTTTTTCTTTAATATCGTCTGGCTGTTCAGACAAATCAATTAGTCGACGATTACGTTCATAATCTTCTAAAACGCGATGTTCTTCACCATTGTGGTCAACCCAACGCTGAAGCATGAGATTGTTCCAAGCGAATCCGCGATTGTCTTTATCTTTAAATGCATCTTCTAATTTGTTCTTACGAACCTTAGGATATGCACTAAAGACGTTATCTGAACTATCACCGCGAATACATTTCTCGAATAGCAACCATTTAGGATCAGGAATAGCCTTAGGTTCTTTAGTTTTATTGTCTATAACAATTTTACCCTTTTTATCAAACACGCCTTCGTGCGTGATATGATGTTCCTGTACACCGTTATACTGACTTACGTTTGGCGCAATTAACTGATAAAAGTCGCTGTCTGTTGATATAATCACATGTTTATCTGTAGGATGATTTTGAATCCAACCTGCTATCAAATCATCTGCTTCTAATTCTTGATGTTGTAATACTGTACAGTTTGTTTTTTCTACAATAAACTCTTTGAACTTATCAAAACTTTCCCAAAACAACTGATCTTCTTCTTGCTCTTTTACAGTAAGTGCGGCACGAGCATCGCTACGATTTCGTTTGTACGGAGCATAGTAGTCCTTGCGCCACGAGCGACCTTCGAGACAGAACACTACATGACTACCACCAAAGTCTTGCCATGCTTTTTTGATACTGTTAAGTGTAATATGAAATGCCATGCCCAACTTAATGTCAGCATCGCCCTTAATAACGTGTCTAGCACGAAAGAATGTGTTAGCAGTATCAACTATAATATATGTCATGAGACTTCCGATTTACCTTCAGCGATTTTCTTAACGTTGATATAACCAGCGCCACGCTCAGTCATATCAACACCTTCTTCCCCGGCGATGTCCCTGCATAATGTTCTGAACCAACGATCTACAATCTCTTCGTCCGGATCACCATCAAAGCCATATCCTTGTTGTTTCAATTGTAACACAAAGACATCGTTCCAGTCAAGTTCAAGAAAACCGTTACGTAAGTTTTCTTTATTGATATGTGTATCCAAAACAGCAATATATGGCTCACCAAGAGCGTTTGCACGTTCTTTTGGTGTTAGTTTTGCTAACTCTTCTTCCTTTTTGGCTGCTTCTGCTCTTGCCTTAGCCAAAGCCGCTTCGATGTTGAGTTTTTCTTTTTCTTCTTCCAGACGTTTAATGCCTGTGACTTTCTTTAACCATTCTTTCATTATGTCCCCCACTCATTTTTAAACAGCGGAACTTGTAGTCTATCACTGTAGCGTAAGCCATTCTTCATCGCTAGTTCCGCAACACGACGATTATTAAGAGCATAGACACTTTCTACACCACCTACGGGCATTAGATAAACATGCCCTTTAAATCCTGCTGAACGGTATGCGGCAATAGCACATTCGGCATCTGCATAATCTTGCTCAGTGGCAATAACAAACTTCAAATATGCTGTACCAACATCTTCGTATCTGCAAACGATCTCTGGCTTAATGGCATCTTCCCACTTTTCACCGCTACATGGAAGTTTGGCACTTACGCTGAATGTAATTTCTCTGTCGAAATCGACATTAGGCATTTGCCATTGAACTAGATACTCTATAAATTCTTCACTTAGTTCTTGAGTCCCGTTAGTTTCAAAGGTAATTTCTTTCAAGCCTGCCATCTTAGGATGACTCAGCAAATCTGGATAAGCACGTTGCCATCCTAGCAAAGGTTCACCACCTGTAATAACTAGATGTTCATCTTTCCAAGTTTTGTGAGGCAGTATATCACAAATAGCGTCAGCCACCGCAGAGGTATCAAGCATAGGACTAAGATGTTTAAAACGAGGATCCCAACTAGCGTATGAATCACATCCAGTAGATACAAGTGGAAGTTCTTCATACGTTTTAAAATCTGCAATACGTTCTGCAATAACTTCAACTTCATTGCTTAATTCTCCCCTCGGCATGCCAAAGCCTTGACATTTAAAATTACAGCCAAAGGTACGTAAGAAAATAGAAGGAACGCCCATGTAGCGTCCTTCACCTTGGATACTGTAAAATAGTTCTGCGACTTTTAATTTACTCATTGTTTAAATAATTCCAGGTTAATAATTTTGGCAACACGTTCGCCTACATCTTCACCACTTGGAATGACATAAGTTTGACTGTCGTGTCTGTCTTTACGTTCATCGTAGTGGCGTACATTAAGTATTCTGCCACCAACTGCTGTACTCAATTCAAATGTAATACGTCCTTCGCCTTCGGGACGACCACGTTCTATCATTGTTTGTGCGCCTACCATTTTTAATCCTCTTGATTCTTGATAATCTTTTTCTGCTTCGTACTTGTGGCGGTTATCCCACATGTCGCGGACTTTACCATAAAGCCACTTATCGAGAAATTTCATACAGGATCACCTTTAGTGTCTGTTTGATTAGTCATGTACTTTTCGAGAGCGTCTTTAAACTGTTCTTCTGTGAGACCATGCCAGCCAATGCACTTGCCAGTTGGACTGCGACCGCAACCACACTTACCGATCTCGTCTGCGTTCTCTTTTACTCTTACTTGCATTTCTTTATCCTTCTTAAAAATATTGTCCCAATTAGAATCAAATGTTTTTTGATCTACACTATAAGGTCTTGGGCGACTTCCTTTTCCACCGTCACCCATAATTACCTCGGAGCAAATTCTTGCTGTAGTTTGATGTTGTCAAAAAACTCTTTCTTTGTGTTGCCGTCGTCTTTGAAAGCACCTTTAAGAACAGTTGTTTGAGTTAGGCTAGAGTGTGCCATAATACCGCGATTCTCACAGCAACCGTGTACTGCTTGAATATAAACACCTAGGTCTTTTGCACCTGTGGCTTTTTCAATTTCTCTAGCGATATCGTTAGCAAGTTCTTCTTGTAGTGTGCCACGACGAGCACACCACTGAGCAATGCGAGTATACTTGCTAAGGCCAATGAGTTTTTGAGCGGCAATAATCCCGATATAAGCAACGCCACTGACAGGTTGGTGGTGATGACTACACATACTACGTAACTCACTACGCACCACAAGCATTCCTTCATATCGATCTTGCGAGTCATTTGGGAAAGCGGTTGCGTCTGGTGCTGGTTCATATCTTCCTGCCATAATTTCGTTAAAGTACATCTTAGCAAGACGCTTTGCTGTGCCTTGACTATTAGGATCTGTTTCTCTGTCAATTAACAAAGTGTCTAGAACTTGTTCAAAGGCATTAGTTGCTTCTTTGATTAGTTGTTCTTTATCTTCTTCGCTGATGTAATCGCTGATATTATCACCGGCCCAGAAACGTTTCTTGTTTGCTCGCATCTTTTCGCGAATTGCTTGTGCAAGATTTTTTTCTTGTGGTGCTGGGGGTGCTTTTACATATACAGGAGTTTCTACCTGTACATATTCGTCTTGTTTAAAATCTTTATTAACGTCTGCGTTAATAACGGGGTCGAGTGTAAATTCTTTTGTCAATTATAATTCTCCGAGTTATAGACGGGGATGTCTATGTGTTATTATATAGATTTATTTAGGTTTTTGTCAAATTAATGATTACCGTTTTCTTCAGTGTAAAACATCCAACGGCCTTCTTCATAATTCCAATGACGGTTGTCATAGAAATTAAAATGCATACAATAACCAAACAACCCAATTTCAAAGTCTAATCCTGCATGACTTTGACGTATGGTCCAATTTAAATTGAACGATATTATGCTAGAATCTTTGTAAAACTCTAGTTCAATAAACTTATTCTTAAACGGTGTTTCGCGAGCATGACACCATAAATTCTTAAACTCTTTGCTCCAGGGATTGCGTAGATTAAAGTTAAATGATATCATGTTCTTATAGTCTTTCTTTCATGTTCTTCTTCCTGCTTACGCTTCCATTCTTGGTAGAATAGTTCTGCACATTGCCGTTTGACTTCTATAGGTACGTCAGGCATCCAATGTGCATCTCTGCAATCATAGTATCGTCCATTCGCACCAAAGTCGCTGTTCACAAGAACAGCGACACATATGAATAGTGCTAGTACAATTAAGAAATTACGCCAAACGCCCATGCAGTGAGTCCGATATAAGTTATGTAATGAAGATATTGATCTAAGCCCAGCAACCACCAAAACTGTTCGTGTGTGTTTGCTCCCCAACCTAAACGACTATTTAGATTCATTTTAGCCCAGTCAATATGATAGTGAACAACAGCATCGACAAATGCCATCCAAACGGCAATAGGAGTAAATGCAAATAGACACAGATATGTGCCTAGACCATGCAAGCCGGCATGTAGTATGCCTCCAGGATGTCCGTAGGTGCCTTTGTTACTATATTGAAACCTTGTTTGCAGAGGAAAATCTACAATACAGTGTTTTGTTACCAGCAAGGTTAGAACAATTAAAATTTCCATTATAATCTTTCACTTAGTAAGATACGGCAAAGTTTTTCATCTTTTTCTGTGGCAAATTTAAAAACCATACAGTCTTCACGTGGAGTATATACAAATCTGTCACCTGGCAGTCCAAACACTTCTAGTACCATAGCACAAGTTTCATTCCACCATAAGTTTCCTTGACTGTGCCATTCTACTAGAACGTGATGGTCAAACTGCTTTTCGGTAGTTTCCTTTTTCAGGAATGACATGCCGTACTCCCCCACGTGGATCTTCCATATCGCCTTTGCGTCTTGGAATCATATGTATATGCGGATACATTACAGTTTGTCCAGCACTTTCTCCAAAGTTTTGTCCAACGTTGAATCCATCCCATTGTTCGGCAATGACACCTTCCATGCCCATACTGTATGCGGCTTCGTAGCATTTCATAACACAGGCATAGTTTTCGTATGCTGGTACAAACAACAAATGTCCTTCTGTTACAGGATACTTGTCATAAAATACCCATACGCTGTCTGTTTTGTGTGCAAGGTCGGTCCATACTGCACGACCTTCATTGAGTGCTTGTTCAAGATCAGTCATAGTGTTGTTCTTCTGGATTCCATTTACGCCACCATTCTTCCCAAGGAAAAACAATCCATTGCGGGTCATTAAATTTATTAATGACTTCGGCGGCATAGTCAATTTTTAAAGTACTTGTGCTAACTTCGTTATCGTAGAGTACGGCAACACGAACATTGTTATTCCAAATGTCTTGCCATTTACTATCGTTAGGATAACATCCACTAGGCCAGTCCTCTTTAATCCAACTTAGTGTAGCACCGCTATCATTAATGTCATCTACGATAAGAATCTTCTTACCGTTAAATGAATCTTCAGCCATCCACAGATTGGACTCAGGAGCAGAAGTTTCGTCACGCAGACTGACCTTCAATGCTTCCATGGGACGTCCAAGGTATTGACTAATAAGGTTGGCTGGCGTAAGCCCGCCTCTAGTAATACCTACTACGTAGTCGGGAGTCCAGCCATCAATCCACATTTGGCGAATTAACTCTTGGACTTGACGCTGTACATCATTCCAACTTACGTAGACCTTCTTCATGCTGTCAATCCGTGTGCTAATGCTTGCAATTCTTCTTTAGTCATGAAGAAGTTGTAGACACTAGTTTGATTAACTGTGCCATCTTCTTTAAGACCTTCGTTGATTAGGTCGACACTAAACAACCCCTTAGGACTAATGACTTCGTGCTTAACTAAGCGAAGACGAAAGCCACTGCTTTCTTTAATAGTCATTTCTTTGCGTGTGTGCGCCACTGATTCATGAAGTTCCATTACTATCTCCTTTTATTGCTTCAAATGTTCTATACTTGGCCAATGCGTTTACGTATTCATCGTACTTTTTCTTTAGCGATGGATACTTAGCCTCCATTGTAGCATCTCTTTCAGGAATCATCAAGACTTTTTCAATGGTCTTTAACCGTTCTTCTAAATCAATGCCATTAATAACAACTTTACCCTTGACTTCTAATGCCGCATCTTTTTCCAAAATAACTTTATTCTCACCGTACGGCATAGTCATTACGGCTTTGCCATTTGAATTAGTAAAGTTTGTACTCGAACTGGTCCAACTAGCACCGGAAGTAATAGTGCCGTTTGACGCAAGTGTAGCACCAGTTCCCCCTAATACAGTTGGGTAATTTACTTTATAATTAAAGTTACTCAAAATAACTCTCCAAAGTGCCTTTACGCTTAACGTCTAGTGTTTGGCAATGGAAGCCACCACTCATTGTACGTGCTTGACGCTGTGGCAAGCCAATAGTTTCAATACCGTGCTTGTCTAACACTCTGCGTATGACATCTTGATCTTTGTCAATGATAACAAGATTAGGATTAACACTCAGCATGTTCATACCAATCCAAGGACTGCAAGGAGGAATACCTCCGGGTAATTCTGTAGGCGCAGTATACATCATATCTGGAGTAATCCAAATCTTATCCCAGTCTTTAAAGATTTGTGGGTAATGGTCTTCACGCAATCGTGCGCCATTAAACATAACAAGTCCTGGACGCAACGGAATAACTGTTGAATCAAAGTGTGCAAAGAAGTAAAAGCCTTCTGCTAGGTGTAGTTTGTAACCACGCTTTTCGACAATGTTCTTCATCCACTGATAACCTTTAAGTGTTCCAGTATTAGAAACTTGATACAACAAGTCCTTGCCTAAGCGCACAACGTTAGGTGCTTCCCAGATAATTTCGTGATTGTTAACTGTAGGCTTGCTTAGGTCTTCTACTTGATACAAGTCATCTAGCAAAATAGGCTTAGGAGCACTAATCCACTCAACCCCTTCTTCTACTTGCTGTGTTAGATAGTCATAGTAAGCACGGCTTTCGTATTGACGGCAACGTCCAGGACTTGCGGCTTCTAATACTAGGTTATCTAATGGCAACAATAAATCACGTGGACAGAATGTATACCAGCCAGTTGTAGTCCAGTCGGGACTACTAAATTCTTTACTGTGATCGACACTTTTAGGTCTGTGTACCTTAACACCTAAGCCACGAAGTGTATCTGCTAGAATTTCTAAGTCTTCATTTGCTTCATCACGAATGCGTTGGTCATGAGGACCTTGTAGTACTTGTAATTCTTCTAGTGTGTATTCTGCGTAACTAAACGCTTGTACTGCTTTACTCATTGTTGGCAACATTGAGTGGTCTGCGGTACCTACGATGATCTCCTCTAATGGATCCCAATCGTTATGTGAGCAAATTGCCATATTCTTCCTTTATTATTTTTATGAATTCATCTTTGTCTAGATGTAGATACTTGTGGAAACTTAACCTGTTTGTCAATCCTCCACGATTGTATTCTTGCCACCTACTGTCTCCTAGGGCAAACATAACAGTATTGGAAGGTTCTACGCCTAGTAAGCCGGCAAACTCTAACTGTTTGTGTTTATAGTTGACTGTAATGTAGTCTGGTGAAAACTGTTGTAAAAAGTAACTGCCTAATTTTGCACCGTACTTGTTATTATAACTTCTATACTGGTAAACAAACAATGGGTCGTCATCATTTATTCTTGTCAAACGCATGCCTACTCTTGCGTGTGCAATAGGAAAGTATTTGCTGACACTAAATGCAATATCTGTAATACAAGGATAGGTAAAGTCGTAGACCATGTGCGAACTAATGCCATAGTAAGCACAGTCTATGAGAACAGGAATTTTTAATTCCGTGCATTTATTCATCAGCCATTCATATGACTCGTGTTTGTTACCAGTATCTGCAAATGGGAAACTAATGACTACAGCGTCGTTGATGTCTAATAAGTCATCTTCTAGATATTTCCAGTTAGGCCAACTATTACGCCATGCTAATTGGTGATACATATATTCGCCTTTGAAGCAACGGAATCTACGTGTGTGATTCTTCATGTAGAACTTGTCAAAGGCTTCTGTAGTACCTGCACTGAATACAGGATGCTTGAAATCTTCTAAGCCAACAAATCTACTTAGACTTGTGCTGTTAATCCATGCTAGATATTGTTCACAGAATTCGTCAGTGGTATACTTACCAAAGAACGTGTGTTCATTATAAGCATCGTAGGAGACCAGCGAATTTATAAAGTTAGGATCTTCTATGGCGAATGCGCCACCTAGAAGTTTGTCTCTATGGTCATAGGTAATCTTAGTCATTTAAATGAGTTACCTGCATGACTGTGAAATCTTGAATACCAAAGTTTGCGGCACCGTGCCAAGTGTCGCCGTACCAAGTATAGACATCACCGGCGTTCCATTCACTGATAACATTGCGACCAATTTGTAATACTTGACCAAAACACCAGTCACTTAGCATCACTGCTGAACGACCTATTTTCTTTTGATGCTCAGGCCCTAAGTTATGTTCCTTGATAAATGTAGCATAACTGTCAAAATGCCAAAAACTTAAATATCCGGGAGTAATTTTTAAAAAGTTGTAGTGTTTCTTACCATAGTCAAATTTATCATAGGCGTGTTGCAAGCCTTTAGATAAGTCAGGACTAAGACACATATAATGCAGTGTGGGTTCTTTAGGAACTTGCCACTCTGCATATAAATCTTCTAATTGAAGTTTAAGATCTGTGGCATGAGTGTTCCACTTGTCTTCTTTTGGGACTTCGTGTGTTTGATAAGTTTCCAACCATTTAAAGTTAGAAAGGTCTGCGGGCGACCAAGTCACCGGCAGACTGCTTTTAATTGCTCCAGTTTTAAACCAATTCTTAAACCCTAGAGATTCCAGCAAGGGATTCTTCATTTTTATTCTTCCTGCTTTCTAAATATTGTTCATTGTGTATCCAACGATTATTTACTAGGAATCCCCATTCCCTACGTTGAGGTCCAGGCATAAACATTGTCCAACATTCTACAGTTGGATCTAATTCAATACGATGATAACTGTTAGCCTTACAAACACGGAAGTGGCCTGGTTTACGCCAGTGTGCAACTTCTCCAAACTTTCGACCTTCTTTATCGAACTGCGGAATCCATTCCCAGTAACCGCCTTTAAGAATTAAAGTAGCGTAAGGCCATGGATGATCATGCACATCATCGGGGTCTGATTTAAGAAACTTATGTATGAACACATTAAATGGAAATCTTGTTCTGTCTTTAAGAAAAACATAATACCTTTCGAGATAGGGTTCGTTGGATTCACGATCCATGATAATTCGTTTCCGACCAATTTTGTCAAGTAGTTTTAAAAAAGCCTTAATCATTCTGTGCCTTTCTTTATATGCTTTGAAATATAATCCTTGTTGGGTATATTTGTCTGTTCAAGTATTGCCTGAAGTTCAGTTTTATCTTCCGGCGATAGGTTTATTATATCTAATTTTTCAGGATAAGTCAAGACATTAGTTGTCCAAGGTAGTTTCATTCTTTCCACAAACTTTGACAAGTCTATAAGCCCAAACCAGTTGTTGCAATGTATAGTGGTATGAATAGAAATGTCAAAATCTAAATCATCAACCTGATCGATAAACTTGATAATATCAGCCCATTTACTACCAGAACGCACCCTTTCATTAAGTGCTCCAAAACCGTCTATACTGACAATGAAATTTACATTTTTGAATTCATCTAACAATTCTATTGTTTCGCTGTCGAGATCAAATGTTCCGTTAGTATTATAGGTTACTGTAACCAAATGTTTGTTCTTAATCTTTTTAAGAAACTTTTTATGACGATTAGTCATTAAAGGTTCGCCGCCTAGGAACAATATCTTTTTTATAGTTCTTGGAACAGATGTTATTTCTTTAGTCTTGGTAATCAGTAATTTTTTGGCAGTGTTAGGATTGTTCTTTTCTGCCCACGCTGAACTAAATTCATCAAAACACCCATCGCAGGTCAAATTACAGATGTTGTCAAACCCAACTTCAAAGTATTCTAATTTAATTGAGTCTCTATTATACTCTTTATTAAATTGTTGACGTAGACTTTCTTTGCCTAGACTTTCTTCATGATAACATTTTTCACATCCTGCAATGGGAATGCCGGCAGTACTTTGTTCCCTCAATGTTTTATATTCGTCTGAAGAAAGTATTTTGATCAATGAGCCCGTGAAAATACCTGCCGGCGTTTTAAAACGACAGCAGGGAAAAATCCTGTCATCACCTCTTAGATTAGCGTGTCGCCAGAATGCAGAACATATAACTCCATTATCTTTCATTATCCTTTTTCTTCGATTCCCAATCGTCTTTACACATATTGTAATATGCTTTCATATGTTCGTAGACTTTTTCTAAACCAGGATACTCTTTACACATCTTATTAAATTCTTCCCATTCAGGAAATGCATTAACAAATGGTTCTGGTGGTCTCCATAATCCGCTAGGATGACCAAACGGGATATCTGCTGAACCTGTAATAGTTATAGTGTCACTTGCAGTAAGTGAAGAGTAAGTGTACATAGACTGACCTGCACCATAATTACTCAAATCAATAGTAATTGATCCTATATCTAAGTCTATAGGATTACTTGAGATTGTTATAGAGCCCGTTGGCTGAGAAGAAGTTATCTCCAAGGTCTCTGGTTTGTTTTCTGAGTTGTGGTAAAAACTTGTCATAATTATCCATGTATTGTATTATTTTTTGACAAATGTGTGGACGATATTCTTGATACTTTTTCCAACTTTCAGTCCACTCACTAGGATACTTAAATGTGTCATAGGCCATTTCGCTGTAACTTAAACGATCCGGAACCATAGGAATAGCATCAACTACTGCACCTTCGTACCAACTAATCCCCAGTGTCTCTTGTAAGTTTGCTGAGAACACTAACTTCGCTTCGCCTAACAAGTTATGATATTCATTCTTTGTTAGTTGTTGATCCTGACAGACTACGAACTCGTACTGTGGCAAGTGTTCTTTTAGATCTCTAAAAATTTCAACTTGCTTCTCGGGTGCGATGCGATGTGGGAATAAGATTAGGTCACGCTTCTTCATGCCTTTGTACGGAGTAAGTGTATCTTCCATATACTCCATAGGCCAGCCTGTGCGTACAACTTTGCCTGTTACGTTGGCGTTAGGGTCGTATCCGCCTTTGCCTAACAAGTTTTTGCCAAACATTTCAATATGAAACGTTGTGGCAAAGTAGTTATGGTCGAATGCGTGATAGAAACTCTGCTCTGCATGACGTACCCAAGGTTTATCACCGACTAATCGTCCAAGAAAGTCTTGAGGGTCGTAACTACCCGCATGCCATAACCCATGTATAGTTACTGGAATACCTAGCAACTCACTCATATACTTTAAGTTGATGACACCAGGATGCCAAGCATCTGTAAAGATAAAATGGTCACCAGCAAGTATTTTGCCCCCAGTGAAGAGTCTACCCATTTCTTCAACTTGTGCAGCCTTATAGATATTGGTGCCGCCAAAATTAAGAAAAGCACCAGGAGTAGTAGCACTTGGGATATTAGTAGGACCTGATATAATGTGTACATTATGTCCTGCCTTTCGCAAGATAGCAGGTAGGTGAGTTTTCCACTCGCCTGTATAACGAGTGGAAACTGCTTCGAGATCTACTAAGTAGATGGTCACTGACGACCATTCCT